TCAGATACGCTTTAATTTTGCAAAAGAGGCAAACATTTTTTTCACACCATATCCTTCGAAATCCACGGTCACCTCGTAATCTCTTCCGCCATCCATGATATTTTTCACAACTCCTCTGCCAAACTTGATATGCGATACGGTGTCCCCGACACCATAGTCAAGCTCTGACTTTACAACACCCTTTGTGACAAGTGCCTTTGCCTGCATACTCTGTCCGGAAGGCTGCTGGCGCAGTGTTGTTCTTTTCGGTCTTGCTGTTGTCTGGTTCTGTAAAAAAGATGGGAAACTGCTCTCTTTTCCAAAAGAAGATTCTCTTGCAGATGCCGGCTTTCTCAGTTCACTGTCCAACAGTTCAGACGGAATCTCCCGAACAAACCGCGATACTTTATTATATTGCGTTTCGCCACGAATCATACGTTGTCTTGCACAGGTAATTGTAAGTTCTTCTTTGGCTCTCGTGATCCCCACATAAGCCAGGCGTCGCTCCTCTTCTAGATCCTCAGAAGAACTGTCCGAAGTGATGGACATATAACTTGGGAACAATCCATCCTCCATTCCGGCAAGGTAAACTTTCGGGAACTCCAGACCTTTTGCACTATGTAATGTCATTAAAACAACATAATCACTGCCCTCATCGAGACTGTCGATGTCTGCAACCAGTGCCACTTCCTCTAAAAAACCACTGAGTGTCGGATGTTCCTCGCCTTCCTCGTAAGCAACCACTTTGCTGATCAGCTCATCGATATTCTCAATACGCGCCTTTGCCTCCTCGGTATCTTCCGCTTCCAATTCTTTCACATATCCGGTTTCGTCTATAATCTCCTGCAAAAGTTCAGAAACGCTGATAATCTCTACTTTACTGCGCATCACCTGAATAAAATTCACAAATGGCTTGATCTTTGCAGCACTCTTGCCGAGTGTCGGAATATCGTCTGCCATTTTCAATGCATTATAAAAACTGATGTCTGCCGCAGCCGCATAATCTGCCACACGGTTTAAGGTTGTTGCACCGATTCCACGTTTTGGCACGTTGATGATCCTGCGGACAGCAAGATCATCTCTTGCATTATCGATCGTTTTTAAATAGGCAAGCAGGTCTTTGATCTCTTTTCTTGCATAGAAGTTCACGCCGCCGACAATCTTATATGGAATATTGGATACGATAAATTTTTCCTCAAAAAGACGGGACTGTGCGTTTGTGCGGTAGAGAACAGCGCAGTCACCGTAATGATATCTGCCGTCCTTCACACAGGCATTGATGTCCTTTGCGACATACTCTGCCTCTTCATAGCCTGTCTCAAACTGCTTGAAACCGATCTTTTTCCCCTCTTCATTGTCTGTCCAGAGTGTCTTTCTTTTTCGTCCCATATTGTTGGAGATCACTCCGTTTGCAGCATTTAAAATATTCTGCGTAGAACGGTAATTCTGTTCCAGTTTTATCGTCACTGCCTCCGGAAAATGTTTTTCAAAGTTCAGGATATTATAAATATTCGCACCGCGGAACTTATAGATAGACTGGTCATCATCACCAACGACACACAGGTTCTTATACTTTCTGGCAAGAATACTGATCAGTTCAAACTGTGCCGTATTCGTATCCTGATACTCGTCCACCATAATATAGCGGAAGCGTTCCTGATAGTAGTCTAACACCTGATCATCCGTTTTAAACAATTCAACCGTCTTTACGATCAGATCGTCAAAATCAAGTGCATTATTCCGCCGCAGTGCATCCTGATACTCTCTGTAGATCTCTGCCTGTTTCCGTTTCGCAAAATCCCCGGAAGCAGCCGCACGGAGAGAAAATTCCTGTGGATCTACCAGTTCATCTTTTGCTTTGGAAATCGCAGCAAGCAGACTCCGCTCTTTGTAAATCTTAGTATCCACATTCAGACGTTTACAGATATCCTTCATCAGTGTCTTCTGATCATCGGAATCATAGATTGTAAAATTAGTGTCAAACCCGATACGGTCAATATGACGTCTTAAAATGCGCACACAGGTAGAATGAAACGTTGATACCCAGATGCTCTCAGAGCCATATCCCACAAGCTGGTCGATTCTCTCACGCATCTCACCTGCCGCTTTATTCGTAAAGGTGATCGCCATAATATTGTATGGATTCACGCCCTTTTCTTCGATCAGATAGGCAGTGCGATGTGTCAGAACCCTCGTTTTTCCGGAACCTGCACCCGCCAAGATCAAAACCGGTCCCTCCGTGTGAAATACCGCTTCTCTCTGCTGTTCGTTCAATGTATCATAAATGCTCATAGACATCTCCATTTCCGTTGTTGTTTGTAATATTCAATCCCTTTTTTATTACAATATCATATTCCCATCTATTGTAACACATTATCCCTGCTTATGAACAGTAAAATCGAACATATTTTCTTTTTTTAACAATAAAAAATAACCGTCCAGCTCCTGAGAAAAGTTGACGGTTATTTTAACATTGATTTTTCGCCGGAGTAGATAGCTCACACCTATCTATCGGCTTTCCTGTTAAGGGCATTATATGACAAACATATATTTTTGTCAAATACACCCGTCTCTTTTTTTACCTTTGCGTCAGAAATAATCTACGACCGTCCACATTCAAATTCATACAATTAAATTCAATTGTATCTTGTCATCTAGTTTTCAATACTATACTTATTATGCTTTTCTACGTGCTTTTTCTCGCATTTTCCGTTATTTTAAACCTCAAAACATCCCTTTTTAATGCATTTTATAGGCTCTCTTACAATTATCAGTATCATGATAGTATCACAAGTTAATTGCTACTCGCTCGGTTGCACTGGTGTGAGTTCTTATAAATTCACTTACGCCGGTTCGCTGCATTCCACTATTACGGATGTCTTTTCGATCAATGAAATGCTTATTATTTACATACCGGGTGTAAGCAATCTCTTTATTCTCAATATTCCACCAGCTCATCAGATACTCGGTTTTACAGCTCTTACAGTACACCGGACAGTTGACGATCTTCGTTGTGCTGGTAAGCTTCAACAACTTCTTACGGCACACCGGGCAAAGCAGCAAACCGTTTTCATCTCTTGCGAAATTCTCCGGCAATGGTTCGGGTTCTGGCATCTGCTGCATTTTCTCAATTACCCGCTCTGGTTCTTTCTTCTTTGGCTTCTTCCTTGGTTTTACTTCATCAGGTTTGCATAGCAAATAAAATGCTTCTGCAGACTTTTGTAGCTTCTGAGCGATTTTTTTAATAGAATAGCCATCAAGAGCCATATCATTGGCAGAAATGGCGACCTGTGCGAAATTATAAAGAGTATCAAAATATAAGATTTCCTCATCTTCATTTACAACCTCTTTCGGTTTTGACATACGCACACCTCTTTCATAAAAAAAATTGCAGGGGATGGATTCGAACCACCGTTTCCGGTTAAGGAGACCGGAATGCTGCCATTACATTACCCTGCATATTGAGTATTGCCCCACATCAACCGAAGTCAATGCGGGGCGCTCCCTCTATGCGGAAGTTCCAAGAAAATTTTATATTAACCGGTGGCAGATCCCGGATAATACCGTTTTAGGCTTCTGGTAAAGCCTGATAATAGATCGCTTTCGCTTTATTTTCAAGGACAAAAGCATCATACACAATACGACCTTCCACCAGTTCGCCATTGATTCCCGGCGGATTCTGGTGCGTATTATAACTGGTCAGTTTCTCCGGGCAAACTGTAGCACATGGATGACAGAGCATGAAGCCGAAATGTGCCGGCAGTCTGCTTCCTGGTACTTTAATGACTTTAGCACCATCAAGGTTGCCAATTACGCCCTTAATACGCATGTCCTCGCCTACTTCTGTATTGAGAACAATTTCGCTGTTCTGCTTCATGATCCTGTACACGTCTGGTGTCACGATCAGAACACGCCCGGTCTCCGGCACAAGTGCATCATCAAGCGTTTTTGAAGCGTCCAGAATCTTCTCATAAATATTAGTTTTAGTAAGGGCAACCGCAGCCGCCTTTGTTCCGGCGTTC